GATAATACTTGGAAGGAAGAGAGCATTAACTATCTTAAGACAATATTCAAAGGTGGTTATGTTTCCTTGAGTGATTTAGATCAGCCTTTTGACGAATACACAGAGACCTATGAGGATAAAGACTTCAGAGAAAAGTTGTCCAAGGCGATACAGAATAAGTTAAGCAAGGAAGAGAAAGATCATATAGATATGAGATTCCAAGAAGGGTTATCCTTGCAAGAGTTAGGGGATAAGTTAGGAGTTTCTAAGGTGGCAGTCGGTAAAAGGGAGAAAAAGCTAATGTCAAAACTGAGGGGGATTGTTGCAGATTTGCAATAGTCTATAATAATATAGGCACTTAAGTTTACGTTCTTGGTTTTAGGTGCCTATATATAAATATCCCCTTCTTAAGTAACCCTTCCTATTACAGATATTAGTGATAGTGTTTAAATGGAGAATGTACATGGAGTATGAAGAAAAGAGAGGATTACCTTGTCCCTACCCTGAGTGTGGATCAAGTGATGCCTTTAGTTATAATACAGGTGGTTTTGGTCGTTGCCACTCTTGCGGTACAAAGTATCCAGCACGTAAAGAAATGTTTGATTGGGCTAAGTCTGAGTACCCTCCTATTGGTAGTACCCCGACAGTGGAAAATAGTCTACCTCCAACAGCTAAGGGTTCTGGTGACTATGTCGCAATGCGGGGTATCTCTCCTCGCGTAATGGAACAGTTTAACGTAAAGACTTATGCTGACCGTCAGGAGTACATATACCCCAGTGGAGGAATTAAGGTCAGAGGTCTGCCTGATAAGTCTTTCTACGCAAAGGGTGGATTTAAAGGTGATGAGTTGTTCGGTATGAACTTCTTCACTGCTGGTTGTTCTAAGTCCGTGACCGTAACAGAGGGTGAACTAGATGCCCTTTCTGTCGCTCAGATGATGACTTCTGACTATATCAACCCTATTGTATCTTTACCCTCTGCTACCCCTTCTAGCAAGCTGTGGGAGAAGTGTTCCGATTGGCTAAACAGTTTTAGTCGTATTGTATTGTCTGTCGATAACGACGATGCTGGTAACGCTGTAGCTGATCGTATGTCTAAGATGTTCCCTAACAAGGTTTACCGTGTACCGCACGACAAGTTCAAAGACGCTAATGACTTTCTTGTTAATGGTGCTAAGGAAGAGTTTTGTAGTGCGTGGTTTAACGCTAAGAAGTATACACCTGACAACATTCTTAATAGCACTGAGCAGTTCTTAGACTTATACCTTAACACGCCAGAACATGAGTATGTACCAACAGGTATACAGGCATTAGATGATAAGATTCTAGGACTTATGCAGGGTCACTTCACAGTGATTAAGGCTCCTACTGGGATTGGTAAGACTGAGGTCATGCGTTTCTTAGAGTATAATATGTTGCAGCGGGGCGTACCTTTTGCCTCTTGGCACTTAGAGGAAACTAAGTTGCGTAGTCTTTTGGGGTTTGTATCTTATAAAGTTAACGACAATCTTACTCGGCGTGATTTGATAGAAGAAAAGGGTGCTGAAGAACAGGTTAAGAAAGCTATCGGAGAATTGACTAAGGATGAGTTGTTCTATCAGTTCTACCTATCTGATGGGCAAGGTGGTGATGAGTTGTGTGAACAGATACGTTATTTCAGTCAGGCATGTGGGTGCAAGTTTGTGTTCTTTGAGCCTATACAGGATGTCGTTTCTGGTCAATCTGAAGAGACCAAAGAGCAGTTGTTAGCTGACCTATCTGTAAGGTTGTCCAAGTTATCAGCGGAGTTAAATGTTGGTATTGTTACTATCGCCCACACTAACGATAACGGTGATCCTAAGTACTGTAAGATGATTGGTCAGAGGGCTTCTGTAATCATTGACTTACACAGGGACAAGGAGTCTCAAGACTTTGAGGAAAGGAACACTACCTACCTCACAGTACAAAAAAACCGCCCTTGCAGTGAAGAAGGACGGGCAGGTAAGATGAAGTTTGATGCAGATAAGTTTACACTCATGGAGGTGTACTAATGGTTGAAGCAGAGACAGTATTCGACATAGAGACAGACGGTTTTGACAGCACTAAAATACACGTTCTATCCTATCAAACAGCAGCTATGGATGAACCAAGGTCTATCTTTGACTACGATGAAATGAGGGACTTTTTCTTGGAGTATAGCTTAGATCAAACCTTAGCCTTAGTGGGGCATAACATTGTACGCTTTGATATACCCGCAGTGGAAAAGGTGCTAGGTATAAAGGTACATGCCAAGCTAGTAGATACACTTGGGTTAAGTTGGTACTTACATCACAACAGGACAAAGCATGGTCTTGCATTGTATGGTGAAGAGTATGGTGTACCTAAGCCCAAGGTAGATGATTGGGAGGGGTTATCCAAAGAAGAGTATGCCCACCGTTGTGAAGAAGACGTTAAGATTAATGTGCGCCTATGGCGAGACCTAAAGCGTAAATTGGAGAAGCTATATGATGAACAGTGAAGCGTGGAGACTTATCGACTATATTACCTTCAAGTTAGATTGCGCTAGGGAGCAGGAAGCCCTACGGTGGAAATTAGATGTGCCTAAAGCTGAAGATTACCTAAAGAAGTGGGAGGCTCTTAAGTCTTCTAAGGTAGAGCAATTAGCTGATGCCATGCCTGAGAAGGTTACTAAGAAGATGGTACAGGCACCAGCAGAAGATAAGTACTATAAGAAAAATGGGGAGATTTCTGTAGCTGGTGAAAAGTGGGTTACCCTTTGTAAACAGTATCGGCAACCTCTGACCGCTAAAAGTTTTATGATAGACCTAAGAGAAAGGGCTAACCCTAACTCCCCAGACCAAGTTAAGGCATGGCTTAATAAGGAGGGTTGGATGCCTCGCACCTTTAAGTTTACAAGGGATAGTGAAGGTAATGAGAAGAGTGTTGCACAAGTCAGGAAAGACGGTTTGTTATGCCCATCTGTCTTAGAGTTGGCTGAGAAGTGTGAAAGCATACGCATCCTTGATGGTCTCTCTGTTTTGTCGCACAGGATAGGTATCTTAAAAGCTATGTTACAGAATCAAGAGGGCGGGTATGTAAAGGCTACTGTGGCTGGACTCACAAATACTCTTCGCTTTAAACATGCTAAACCTTTGGTTAACCTCCCCTCAGTGGAAAAGCCCTATGGTGCTGAGATACGTGGGTGTCTGATTGCCCCAGAAGGTTACGTGTTGTGTGGTGCGGATATGACTAGCTTAGAGGATACAACTAAGCGACACTACATGCAGCCACTAGACCCTGAGTATGTAGCAGAAATGTCAAAACCAGGATTTGACCCACACCTTGACCTAGCTAAACATGCTGGTGTCATTAGCCAAGAGGATATAGACAAGCACAACACAGGTGAACGCAGTTTAAAGGCATTGCGTAAGAACTACAAAGTAGTCAACTACAGTGCCACGTATGGTGTCAAAGAGGCTACGCTGTCTCGTACTACAGGCATGAAGAAGTCAGAGGCTAAGAAACTACTCGCTGCCTTCTGGGATCGTAACTGGTCCGTAGAGGCCGTGGCAAAGGGTGTACGTGTACGAGAACCACAGGGGCTAGGGGGTATGTGGCTAAAGAACCCTGTCAGTGGTTTCTGGTACAGCCTACGCAGTGAGAAGGACCGCTTCAGTACACTTAATCAGGGTACAGGTGTATACTGCTTTGACACTTGGGTTAAACATTGTCGTAAGGATGGTGTCAAAACGATAGGACAGTTTCACGATGAAATTATCACTTTGGTAAAAGAGGGAAAGGAGACACAAGAAAAGATTAGTATGGAAGATAGTATAGAGCGGTTGAACGATGAGTTGCAATTAAATGTCCCATTGGGAACAGATGTGCAATTTGGCAACAGCTATGCGGATATTCACTAATCTATGAAAAAAAAGTTGTCACTTAGGTTTACAAACCTGGATTTAGGTGCCTAATATAATATACACCCTTAATGAAAGGACCCGAAAAATGGCTAACATTACTTATGAAATGGATATGGTTTTAGAGTATGCCAAAGTGTTTAAAGAGAATGCTGACTATGGGAATCCAGAATCTCCCATGAAGTTTATCCGTGACTTAAATAAGAACGGCGGTAAGACTTGTGTTAATGCTTACTTTACCTCTGATAAGCAAATACAGAAACTACTAGATGAAGGTTTTGACAGGATGGTTACTAACCCTCAAACTGGGCAAAAAGTTGACCGTATCAAAGATGGAAAAGAAGAGTTTGGTATCGGTAAATATCTACACCTACAGCGTAGGATTACAGACGTTAAAGAGTACGTGGACAAGAAGACTAAAAAACTTAAGACCTTTGAGGCTGGAGGGATGCCTTTAATTGTTGACTTAAGGGATGGTCGTGAAAATCGGCGCTTCTGGGATTTTAAAGAAGATGGTGAACTTGGTAATGGAACTGAGGCTAAGGTTAGTTTTGAAATCTATAACAAGACTACAGTTAGGCTTAAGAACATTGGCGTAACTAAACTTTCAGTCTGGGAGCAACAAACTCCTGAGTCTGAAGAAATCCCCTTTTAAGGTTTAATCAAATGGCTAAATTGACGGTAACATACGAACACACAGAAGAAGATGATGGCTACAATAGTAAGACTACTATAGAGAGGTTTAATGTTGACAGTCTTGAAGATATGGCCTTTCACTTCTATGAAGTTGTGGTAGCTAGTGGTTTTGTAGCTGAATCTGTAGCTGTAGAGAAATCTGACGGTAAGATGGTCTGGTCAACATGGTAGTAGGCAAGGTTCTCATAGATGGTGACATAGTAGCTTATCGTGCCTCTATAAGTGCGGAGAAAGACTTTGCAAATGTTGCAATAGAAAAGGCTGATGCTCTTATGGAAGAGATTATCTCTGAGACTTGTCCCTTCTCAGACCCAGATAGCTACGAAGTTTATCTAACGGGTAAAACTAACTTTAGGAACGACATAGCTAAAACTGCTGTTTACAAGGGTAATAGGAAGGATAAAATAAAACCCAGACATCTACAAATAGTTAGGGACTACTTATCCATGAGTTATGATGCTACTATAAGTGCGGGGGAAGAAGCTGATGACCTCATATCTAAGGCTGTTACTAGACTTGGTCCAGAGACTATAGTTGCATCTATAGATAAGGATATGTTACAACTAGCTTGTCATCATTATAACTTTGTAAAGAAAGATTGGTCACAAGTAGATGAGTGGGAGGGCCTAAAGTTTTTCTATTCTCAGATACTTAGCGGTGATGTAGCCGACAACATAAAAGGGATCAAGGGTATTGGCCCTGTTAAGGCAGGTAAGATTCTTAAGGATTGTACGACAGAGGAAGAACTGTGGTACGCTTGCTTAGAGGCTTATGATGGTGACTATGACCGTGTAGTAGAAAATGCTAGGTTGTTATGGCTAAGGAGAAGAGAGGAAGAGTTATGGGAGCCTCCAACAGTGAGAGACGGAGACACGCAATAAAGAACGGATACCGCTCTGGCTTGGAAGAGGATATATCTAAAGACTTGACTGAACGGGGTGTAGACTTTGAGTATGAGAAGCTAAAGGTAAGATGGCAACTCTTAGAATATAAGACCTACACCCCTGACTTTAAGTTACCTAACGGTATTATCATTGAGAGTAAGGGTAGGTTCGTTGCAGCGGATCGTAAGAAGCATCTTAAGATTAAGGACCAACACCCGTTCCTTGATATTAGGTTTGTGTTCTCTAACTCTAAGGCTAAGTTAAACAAAGGTGCAAAGAGTACTTATGGGGATTGGTGTGACAAGCACGGGTTCTTATATGCAGATAAAAGGATACCCGACGAATGGTTGTTGAAAACATAGCTACCTTTAAGGTACACAAAGTAAAGGATGGTCCCTACCAAGACGAAGAGGATGGTATGTGGTGGTTGTTATGCTGGGTAGAAGATTGTGACCCAGAAGATCCAGATGATGCTATGTTTGATGAGGAAGTTCCATTCTCTACATTCACTAACGCATACAACTTCAAGAAACACTTTGAAAGTTCTATTGACCCTATCTTAATAGAATTTCGTGCTGGGATGGAGATTAAGTATGACGGGTAAAACAGCTATTGTCTTCTCTTGCGCTCATGTAGACCCATCAGTAGGAAATGAGAGGTTTGATTGGCTAGGGGAACTTATCTATGAGGTCAACCCACACTACATCATTGACTTAGGTGATGGTGCAGATATGCGTTCACTAAATAGCTTTGACACACGCTACCCACAAGCTATGTGCGCTCAAAGTTACGAGGCAGATATTGACCACTACAACGAAGCTATGGACCGCCTGAGACGTAAACCTAGCACCCGTAAGTATAAGGTGCCACAATGGTTTGGGTTTGAGGGCAACCATGAACATCGTATCAAACGGGCTATAGCACATGACCCACGACTAGAAGGAGACAAGTACGGTATTTCATATAGCCACCTACAGACGGATCACTGGTTTGATGAATACCATGAGTACGAGAATTCCGCACCAGCTATAAGGGATTACGATGGAATATCATATGCTCACTTCTTCAGTTCTGGTAACTATGGTACTGCTATGTCAGGGCTACATCACGCTAACTCACTAATGGCTAATAGGAACCACAGCAGTACGTGTGGGCATAGCCACAAGCGAGACCTTAAGTTTAGGGATGGGGCGCACCCTAATGGTATCATGGGGCTTGTAGTGGGCTGTTATAAGGGTGCAGCAGAGTCTTGGGCTGGACAAGCTAACAACGATTGGTGGAAGGGTGTTGTCATTAAGAGGAATATTTCTGGTGGCATGTACGAGCCTGAGTTTATATCACTTCAACGGTTAAAGGAGTTATACGGTAATGGGGAAGCGTTCTGACTTCAAGAGAGTACCAAGGGACTACTATCCTACCCCAATACAGGCTGTAGAGCCTCTAATACCTCACTTGCCATACTCCTTTGACTACTTGGAGCCATGTGCGGGTGATGGTAGGCTTATATCGCACATAAGTCAGTTAACCAGTGGGTTAGGGGAGTGCATAGGTGCCTACGACATAGAACC